TCAACTGTGGTGGTACCAAAAATTATCATACCCAGTTTGGTCGCAGTGGTTACTGCCAGACTACTTTGGGTGGATTCCATTAGATATTCTGCTGCCGAGGTGCTGTCTATGTCCGGTGATGTTGTGGACGCAAACCATTTCTTCCACACAGTTCCTGATACCGCAACCTCATTAGTATATCCCGACGGCGTGGCAATAGTGACCACTGTGTCAGATGATCGAGCAGTGATCTGATACAAGCCCTGGGGAGTTTGCAGATAGGATGCTGTGGTGTTGGTGGCCGACGCATCTATAGCCGCAGTGGCAAATGGTGTGCCTGCGGACGCTGTGGCAGTTCTAGATGTGCCAGATCCTGTTGTGGTCACGGTTCCTGTGACAAATGGCAAAGCAGTGTATACATAGTTTGCAATAGTAGACGTACCGCCGCCACTGTCCACGTATGCATGGTTATGGAAATTGAATTTTCCACCATCCCACACAGTTCTGTTCAGAGCAGTGCTCACGAAAGCTGCAATAATATCTGTGGTGTTGTTTATATATTTTGTTACTGTCTGCTCTCCCGCGGTGCCTGGGACAGATTGTAGTGTGATTATCTCGTTGTCGTTGTTGCTCCCCACAGCAGTGATGATGGGATCTGCAAGATAAAATGTTACTCCTGCACCAGCGGATACTGCAGAACCTGTGCCGTTCACCCATTGTATTCCGTTGTATCTCAGAAATTGATCAAGGGCAGGATTCTGTATGTCGACATCGGCTAGGTCTGATATGGAGGCAGTCTCTTTGTATAGAACTTCTCCACCAGCAGCAAAATTTACTGGAGCACCATTAATGTTGATATCACTAGAATCATCAGTTACGATTCTGTTGATAACAGCATTAGCAACTGTTAAAGTGCCTGACACGTTCAGGCCATCTGCAACTTGTACAACAGTGGAATCATCACTGGATATTGAATTGGTTTTTATTACTGGCAGTGTGGCAGTGCCGGTCGCAGTCACATCGTTTAGATAAGCAGTGTTGGTTACTTCTAAATTGCCTTCAACATATACTCTGCCTGAACCACTCGCTGATAGCACAAGGTTATCATCGGAACGAATAGCCGAAATATTATTACGATAAACTGATAATCCTCCAGTATTGAATGTGTAGGCAGTCAGGTTTCCAAGAACGTTCACAGCATCATTGATCTGTATGGCCGTGCTGTCTGAGCTGGATAATTCATTGACATCTAAAATTTTGCTGACTGAAATGGTTAACTCATCTCCAATCACTGCAGTGGTGATGTTGTTTCCACCTTTGAATTTAAATGTTTCTCCAAGATTAACACCAGTGCCTGTGCTGTCATCGCCCACGAAAGTAATAGGAGAAGTTTCCAGAGTTGAAGCAGCCGCGACCCAAGATCTAGTTCCAGTCGTGTCGCTGGTCAGTACATACCCCGTTGCTGCAGGTACGCCTAGATCTGGTTCTGTTTCTGACAACTGTATAAAATTATACCTATCCGCGGTTACCGCTGTAGGTGCAATCTTTTTTACCTTGCCACTCTTTATTCTTCCTGTGCCCATTCTTGTCCTTTATTACTCGTTCGCGCTCTCTAGTATACTCAATGTAAGTTTGAATTTACTGTTTGCACTTGCTGAAATTTTTAATTCACAGCCGGTCTGTATAACCAATTTTCCAGATATTGCTGATGCTGCATCATTTGCAGGAATCTCAAAATCTTTTAACAATTCTGTTGCTGCGGATGACGAGTCTGTCACACTAACTGTTACTGTGCCAGCTGTGCCAGTCACGTTAGCAATCTGTGCCAACAAAACGATACCTGTGTAGGATACTGGTGCTGTATAAACAGTGGTTGTTGCAGTTGTAAATTCTGCTGTTACTGTTCTAAATACGTTCAATGCCAATGCCATTTTTTATCCTCCTCTCCTTTAGTTGTTCAATGAGCCTTCTAGGGCTAATATGTAAGGAGTTAAAACCGCAAATAAACTTCGGCTAAACGTCCTTCCGGTTATGGTTCCTGTCGCTCTATTGAATAACAGGTCATCGCCAATTCTAAAATCACCCTTGTGATCCGTACTGGTGTAGTAAACTTGTCCATTGTTTGTCTGTACAATTTCGTTCACTTGTATCGGCACACCACCCCCTGATGGCAGAGCACTTGATAGAGTATCTCCTGATCCCACATATTCAAATGTATGACCGCTGGCAGATATCAAACTTCTTTTATAGAATGATGCTGTGGTGTTGTTGGCTATAACATTCGTTACAGTTTCTAATAATTCTACAGTGGACTCTCCACCAGTGTTGGGTCCTGTGGATGACAGAATGGTATAGTAATTGTCATCACCGTCAAATTTCACCACGTCGTTTACTGCTGGTTTATTGGTAGACAATCCATCGATTATAATAGTAGTTCCGCTTTGATTAGCACCGTTGGTCAATCCTGAGAACAGAAGAGCACCCACACCGTCAGCTTTCAATCCAAAAGTACCAAAAGATGTGTTGGAGTTGGTGATTGAACATTGTCCACCTGTTTCGCACAGCACACCAACGTTGGTACAGATAGTGAACAAACTCACTAATTGGGCATAACCATCATTTAAAATATGTACTCCTCGTCCGCCTTCGTTGAACTGTGTGTAAGCATCCACAACCATGGATTTCAATCCCAGAGCATGTGAACCATCGATCCTCATACCTGTGCCTGTGGTTGTGATACTGGAACAGTTCTGTACATAGGGACTGGTCACAATTACACCCGCCGAGCCATCTGGATTGTAAGCAAAAGCAGCAGCAGGTGACACATGGCTTCTGAAAGTAAAACCAGTCACATAAACTTTGTTGTTCACGTAAAATAAATCAGCGTTGGTAGTGAATGGTCTCACTGTGGTGGTTCTTAAATTGTCTCCCACTAGTGCTACTCCTGCTGGTATGGTCACTGGGTTTGCCTCTGTGTAATCTCCGCTCTTGACGAACACTGTGGTTCCTGTGGTGGCCACTGCTAGAGCTGCTTTGATAGTTAAGAATGATGAAGCTAGAGTTTGTCCATTGTTGGAATCTGATCCACTCTTGGAAACATACAGCACATTGGCCACTGCAGTGGTTCCGTCGGCACTGATGACTAGTACGTCACCGGTAGAATCTGATGACATGGACGTGCTGATACCTGTGCCACCAGCAATCTTTATTGTCTCTCCATCAGAAATTCTTATGCCTGTTGAATCATCGCCTACGAATGTGATACCTTGTGCAGGACTAGTAGCAGCGATAGTCAGTGTGTCATCTACCAGTGACGTAGTAATAATTCCTGCGCCTTTTACATTGAGTGTTCGTCCCGAATAAAACGATTCTGAGGTAGAATCATCATCTGCTATTGTAAATTCTGTTCTTACGTAAGGTAAACTATTCCATGCTGTGGTACCATCACCAATTTTAATTCGGCGAGTGTCCAATTCAAAACCAGCTTCTCCGGCTGCTAGGGTGGGATTCTGTGATGTCCAGTTCGCTGATTGGTCTCTGCGTAGTCTAATCTGTGCCATGTTAAGCAGTTCCTCCGTCAATCAACGCTTCAGAAATGGCATTGTAAATGGAATAAGCACTGCCACCGTCAATTTCCAACTGCGTTGAAGTATTTGTTATAGTTAGCACATTTCCTATCACAGCAGTGCTGATGCCTTCTCCGCCCAGTACTTGCAGCGTAGATCCTCCAGCTAAGGTGGTTCCTGTGCTGTCATCGCCTATAAATGTGTAATTGGTAGTACCACCTGCGCCAGTTATGGTAATAGTGTCCCCGTCTAGAGCTGTGGTAACTGAGCCTGCTCCTATGACTCTAAAAGTAGAGCCAGAATCTATTGTGGTCACTGTGGATGTGTCATCTGCCACAAAGAACGACGTTGAAGCTCCTGAAAGTTGAGTGTCCACATAATTTTTTGTTGCAGCATCTTGAGCAGCAACTGGATCACTCACATTAGAAATAACATTGCCGCCGACACTCAATGTGCCAGCAATGTTCACAGCATCGTTGATTTGAATTGCTGATGAATCAGAAGATGTTATGGAATTAATATCAATATCTTTAGATACAGAACCACCACCAGTTAATAGAGTTGATGCACCAGCACCACCGTTAGTAATATCAATATAATATCCTCTAGCACTACCACCTTGTTCAAAAAATCTTAATCTATTTTGCCAAACATCAATGGTTACACCAGTGCCTGCAATCGTGGAGTTGGTTTGTGGTTTTGCCAATAATATTTCTCCACCCTCATCTCCAGAGCTATTATTGCTAATAAGATTCTGAGATGCAATAACATGATTTCCACCGGTTATAACACCCGACACATTCACAGCATCGTTGATTTGAACAGCAGTGCTGTCTTCAGAACTAATATCGTTGGTTACAATTGTTGAAGCAGTCAGTGTACCAGATACATTCAATCCATCTGCGACCTGTACAGCAGAGGAATCATTGCTGGAAATTTGATTAACTTCAATATTGTTAACACCTGTGATGTTGCCTGATGTGCCGTGTGTGACAAAACTTGCGGCTGTGATGGTACCGCTGGCATTTAAACTGTCATTCACTTGTATAGCAGATGAATCCGATGAACTGATTTCATTGACATCCAACACATCAACACTCAGTGTGCCGGACACATTCATGCCATCCAACACATTGATAGCAGTGCTGTCTTCGGATATTAAATCATTGGTCACAATGGTTTTGGCATTAAAAGTGCCTGATACATTTACGTTATCGTTGATCTGTATAGCAGATGAATCTCCAGAAGATATTGAATTAACGTTGATATCTTTGCTGCCTGTGATGGTAACAGTGTCATCGACCACAGCAGTTGTGATATTATTGCTGCCTGTGAATTTTAGAGTTTCTGCTGTGTTGATTGTAGAGCCGGTGCTGTCATCACCCACGAACGTGATGCCTGCAAAAGAATTTAAACTTGTGAAACTTAATGTGCCAGAACCATTTGTGACCAGAACCTGATTGGCAGTGCCATCTGTGGTGGGATAAGTGATGCCATTAGCAACTAAGCCACTGTTTGCGGTCAATGTGCCACTGACATTTAATCCGTCGTTGATCTGTATGGCAGTGCTGTCTCCAGAACTGACATCGTTGGTCACAAATGTTGGAGCAGTTAAAGTTCCA